TGAAGATGTCGACATGAACATGATACGAAAGAAAGCAGTGACGAATCTCTATAATCGTTTAATCAAACGGCTGGCTGGTCTGGTGAATATTGAGACCGATGAACTGAAAGCTGCTGGTATCGATATCGGCAAAATTACAAAGGTCAAGTTCAAATCGGGCAAAAAGAAAGAAGAGAGAAAGCTATCAAAAGAAGCATTGAAAAAAAGAGAGAAGCTTTGGAATATCTGTCTTGAGCTGGTTGCTGGCAACGAAGCTGAGGCTTTTGCCAAGCTCACTAAATTCAGCAGTTTCACTGTAGGCAAGAAGACATTCAAAGCAGAAAAACTTGAAGATTTGAAGAGTGACAAGTGGATTGATGCAACCTATGGTAGAGCGGTCAAAGAATATGAAGATTATTTTGGCAAAGCTTTTGAAGGAGAGGGTGATGAAGATTGAGAAAATAGAATCTATGCTTGAGGAAAAATTACAGAAACATATACTCTCAGGAATCACAGATTCTGTCAGCAGAGATACAAATAGAGCTTCTGACTTAGGTGTTGACTGTGACACATATCATGCTTTATGCAGGCTGAAAGGTGAACTCAAACCGAAACTGACACCCGATAAAAAACAGCTCTTCAGGACTGGCAATATCGTCGAAATACCAAATCTCACATTTCTGAATCAAGCGGGACTGCCTATTCAACCAGCCGCTCAATATTACAGATGGAACAAATATAAAATCTCTGGCAGGACTGATGGCGTTGCTTGGCTCAAAATTGACGGCAAGAAGATTGAAATCCCAGCAGAGCATAAAGCATGTTCACCGAACATATTCAGGTCTATCGTTCAACATAAAACTCAAAATATATCATTGACGAAATCAAAGTATCACTGGGTCAGAAAGTATCCAGCACAGTTGATGATTTATATGCTGCAGAAAGGAGTTGAATATGGGCTCTGGATTTTCTATGACAAGGTGAGCGGTAGGTTTTTATTTTGGGTAATGAACCTTGATTATGACTATGCTGAAGAGCTGCTCAAGAGAGCAGAAAGAGCAAACAAAAATGCAGAGAAAGGTATAATCCCAGAGCCTAAGTACAAAGATATCTGTACATCATGCGACTTCGCTTTAACTTACTGCTTCCCAGATAAAGACTTTGGTGAAGGATTCGATATTATTTCAGATGAAGACTTAGTTGAAAAACTTCAGAGAAGGGAAGAGTTAAAGACTGCTGCTGAAGAGTATCAAGCCATCGACAAAGAAATCAAAAAGATGTTCAGAGGCAAGAACGCTGTAGTCGGTGACTTCTTGATTGAGAGTAAGAAGTATGAAACTACATATTATAACATTCCGAATGATATGAAGCAGAAGTTTGCTCAGAAACGAGAGGCTTTCCGAATGAATATAAAGAAACTTGGAGGTGACGCATGAATTATTTAGAAGCAAAGAAAAAAGCAAAAGAGAGATATGAATTGTTTTTAAAAAGAATTGAACTTTGTAAAGAAGTCTCAGATAAGATTGCTGTTGCATTGCCAGAGGGCTGGAATATCGATATCAATGATGTAGGCTTCAATCTATCAATCTGGAAAGGAAGTGTAAGAAGTAAAAAAGAAGTTGATTCTGGTGAGTTCAAGTTGGTTTGTAAGTTAATTGAGTCGGCTTTTCCCAATTTGAAATTAGAGAGATTTGCTTATGTTAATGATGAAGGCAAGCTGATATTTTTAAAGGCATATGATTTTCTTAGAGAAGAATCAAGATTCATTGAGATTGAGGTCATCATCTACAATCCGAAGCTCATGCCGAACTGCAAGATTGAATGGAAAACCGAAACAGTAAGAAGAGCTGTTGTCAGTGATGAATGTTTAGGTATAGGAGGGAAATAATGGGAGATTTTTGTCCATTTACTAATAATACATGTGAAAAGGAAATATGTGCACTCTGGTTGAAAGATTTAGAAAGATGCTCTCTTAAAGAAATTGCACTTCAGATTCATGAGTTAAGAAGAGAACTTGGATATCTCAAGGTAGATATTGGTTCAATACCTCACAAAATCAAGATTAAGACATAGAAGCTGATGAGAGAGCTGTCAGTCAATCCTCCCTTTGTTCTTCTTTTTATTTAAAACTGGCGGCTCTCTCTTATTTTAAAAATCGAAAGGAGATATTAAAAATATGGCATCAATCGATAAAAAGAGCAATCTTTTAGCTGTCCGAGTCCAGCCGTGGCAGCTATTCAGATTTAAGAAATGGGTAGAGCATTCAAAAAAGAAACCGAGCATAGTGATTCAAGAAGCGTTGCAAATATATTTTTCGACGTTGAATCTGCCAAAATCTCTTATTGAAAAATGGCTAAAAGAATTCAGGAGGGAAAATGAAACTGCATTGGATTAAATGGTATCCAGTTCAATGGTTGCATTCTACAGCAAGAGATGAAATGACCGTAGAACAAAGAGCGACGTTCCATGATTTCGTCTGCCTTGCTGCGGTCTCACAAACACCCGGTCAATTTAAATTCGTGAATATCGAAAGTCTTGCCCGGCAGCTCAATACCCCCCCTCCGATTATAAAAAATACCCTTCAGGAATGCCTCCGGAAAAATCGGGTCACCCTTCGGAAAAATATCGAAGGTTATGTTTGTAAGATAGTTAAATGGCATATTTATCAACCACTTACAGAATCTGAAACTGTTAACATTAAATCTAAAAAATCGAGTTTAAAGTTAACTCTAAGAGAAGAGAAGAGAAGAGAAGAGAAGAAAAAGAAACCTCCGGTTTCTAAGTTCATAAAAAATCAGCTTAAATTAGCTGAATTTTTAGAACGAAAAATAAAAGAAAAATTACCGAGATATAGATTTCAGGGAAAGAGATATAAAGAAAATTGGGCTAATACCTTCCGCATCATGATTGACAAAAAAGAAGCTACCGAAGATGAGATAAAAAGGCTTATAATATGGATTTTTGATGAAAGTGATTTCTGGTATAAGAACATACTTTCTGCAGATAAATTGAGAAAGCAGTTCGGCAGGCTTTGGGCTGAAAGCGGTCTACAGAGAGAAGAAGAAGAACAGAAAAAATACAACGAATGGTTAAAAAAGAGGTGATGTATGGATTTTAAAGATAAATCACAGTTCAAGGCTGCTCTTGATAGAATGGCACAGCACTTTAGTCAAAAGATAAGCCTTGATACTCTTGAATTTTATTTTGAAGAGCTTAAAGGTTATCCTTTATCGATTTTAAAGAGAGCGATAAACATTGCGATGGATATGAGAGACCCAGATGATAAATTTCTTAGACGTTCAATAATAACCGTTACGGAGATACGGAGAGCTCTTGAATATATTGAAGAGAGTGAGAGTAAAAATAGAAAAGTAGGTTGTGAGAAATGTGATTGGAAAGGTTGGTTGATTTCAAAAGATAGTTATAAACGATTAATAGCAAGGCCATGTGAGTGTCTTTATAATGAAGCAAAAAAAGCTTTAGAAAAGAGAAAAAGACCCGGCAGTTTAGATGAACATAATGACAGATATAGAAAATTAATTATTGATGCGTATGAAATGTATCAAAAAAAATACGGGGGGCTATAAAAAATAAAGGAGGTTATCATGAAAAAATTAACAAAGAAAAAATTAGAATTTTTGATTTTCACTCTTACAACGACGAAGATTTGTGGAAGCAGGACACCAGACTTCCGTTCATACTGCTTGGGCTATTATTCTGGCATATTATTAACAATGAATCTGTTAAATATTGATGATAAACCACCCGAAAGGCTTCCAGAAATTGAAGAGCTGACTGCGATGCTGACATTCGTAATCAAAGATTTTAAAGATATCCAAAAAGATGAAGCTGGATTTCTTGAAAGAGCTGAAAATATCGGGATGAAAATGATAAAAACAGCTTCAGAGTTATATGAAGAAGAATTTCAAAAAAAATAAGATGCATCTAATAGGAATTGATGAAGTAAATTACAGCCCGTCATTAGCTGGCGACTGCGTGATATGTGCTCTATATGCATTGAGAAGAGTGCGTGGAGTAAAAGACTCTAAACAACTCACCCATAAACAAAGGTTAAATCTGTTCGGGAAGCTGCATTATCACAGCATTTATTCGATTGTGCCAGCAACCGTAAACTCAATCAATAGTGTTGGAATCTATAAAGCCCGGAACTATGCCATAGCCACAGCCTTTGAGAATCTGTATTTGCAGCTCTTAGGGATGAATATCAAACCGGAGAAGGCAATCATTGACGGACCTTTCTCAAAAGGCTGGATGAATTATTTCAAAAGCAAGATTGCTATACCAGTTGAATGCATGGTCAATGCTGATGAAATCATATATCAAGTGAGTGCAGCTTCCATTGTTGCCAGAATCTATGCGGACGCACTCTTCACTGGATTCGGAAGCTTCTACCCAGGATATAATATCGAACGGAATCATGGTTCACCCGATAAGGTTATGTATGAAAAAATCAGAAAGGACGGTGCTTGTCCATATATGAGGGTAAACTATGGTCAATCATGGTGGAAAAAAATACAAGAGGGAAAAACGAAATGAGAAGATTCAAAAGAGCTATAAGACAACTTCTTTTGAGGTTGAGATTCTTACAAAATTTGCAGTATCATCAAGTCGATTGGAATGTTAATAATATAAAAGAAGATAGAGATAGTGAGATTGAAGAATTGAAAGATGAAATGATAGAGCTTTTTTTAGAAAACGGCCGAAAAGCAGGACTTTATGATGTCTGTAAATGGTGGTTACGGATTTATCCTGAAGATATTTTTATTACAGCTCCGAAAGAAATTGTAGCAGTGAGGGATTTAATGAAGAAGATTTTATCTAAACAGAATAAAAGAGAAGACAATGAATAGGCTGCCTAGGTTTTTCATAATCGGAGCTAGCCCTAAAAACTCTTAAAGGAGGTAAAAAATGGCAAAAAAAATTAAGTTAGGGACCAAAGTCAGAGACAAGATAACAGGCTTTGAGGGTATAGCATATTCTAGAGTAGAGTACTTAAATGGCTGCATTCAGTATGGCGTGAAACCAAAAGTCGGTGATAACAACAAGATGCCTGACAGTGAATATATCGATGAAAGTCAGCTTGAGATTATTGAAGAGGAGAAGCTAAGCTCAAAAAAAACTGTCGGTGGCATAATGAAAGATAGACCAAAGCTTTAAGTTTAATGCTTCAAGAGAGAAAAGAATATGATGAAAAGACTTCCAGACTTTTTTATCATCGGTGCAAGTCGCTCAGGCACTAATTCACTCAGAGAAACACTCAATCAAGCGAAATTAATAGCACCTGCTAAGAAGAAAGAAATACATTTTTTCGATGTGGATTATAACTATCAAAAAGGACTCAGATATTATAAGAAATTTTTCGCTTCAGAAAAAGAGAAGATATCTTTTGATACGACACCAGGTTACCTGTACTCATTCGCAGCACCTATAAGAATCAAGAGAGATTTGCCTGAATCAAGCCATAAGTTTATTGTTCTATTAAGAAATCCTGTTGATAGAGCATGGTCGAATTATTGGCATTGGCAGCATAAGATATCAAAGTCAGAGCTGTTCAATCCGGACTCTGAGCTGCTAAAAAGAGGCCGATATATAGAGTATTTAAAACATTGGGTTAGTCTTTTTGGGAGAATAAGTTTTTTTATCATTAAAGCAGAAACGTTTTTTGAGATGCCTGAAGATGTAGTTAATTTCATTCTTAACCATTTCCTCAATATACCTGAGAGAGTAGAAAAAATTCTATATTATGACCCAAAGAAAAAGAATCCGATAAAGAAAGAATCTTATCCAAAGCCTGATAAGGAAGTTATTGACTTTCTTACTGAATATTATCGGCGGCCTAATGCAGAGCTTTATAATCACTTTGGAATAGATTGGGAATAGGAGGTTTATATGCTTATTAAAATTATTATTTTTATCTTAGGTTTTATCTTTGGTATGTTTGGTACTTCAATCCTTTTTTTAGCGAAGCTCAGTGACGTTGAAGATGAGTTGGTATCACTGAAAGAGGAAAAGCGTAAACTTTCTGATGCCGTGAGAAAAAAGCAAAATAAGATTGACCAATTGAACAGAGCGTTGAATAGAGCATTGAAAAGAGAACAGAGAAATTAAAAATGCCAATTAAACCAGAGCGAAAAGCATTATATCCGGACAACTGGGATAAAATCTCACTGCTTATTAGAGAAAAAGCTAATTGGAGATGTGAGCTATGTGGAGCTGACAACGGTTTTCCTCACCCACTCACCGGCTCTGAGGTCGTGCTCACCGTCCACCATATAAATGGAGACCCTACAGACAACCGGCGACTCAATCTTATAGCACTCTGCCAGCGATGTCATCTCCGGCTTGATATGCCATTTAGGAGAAAGAAAAAAAAGAAAGAGAACGAATTATTTAGAGGAGGCTGATAATGGACGCTAAAACCTTAAAAGCACTCAAGGGGTCGATTAAGAAATGGGAAAAGATTGTAGAAGGGACGGGTATTGACGAGGGAGCAGATAATTGTCCGTTATGTGAATTATTTTTTGATGAAGGATGTCAAGGTTGTCCAATTAATGAGAAGACTAGTCGTTTTGGTTGTATTAAAACTCCTTATAATGATTGGGTAAATCATCATATATTAAAACACGAAAATAAATTAAAGAAGATGAAAGTTTACTGTGACACTTGCAAAGAGCTTGCCCAGAGAGAGTTGGATTTTCTCGAAAGCCTATTACCAAAGGAGGAGATATGAAGCCAAGGCTTTATAATTTAATTTATGCAGTTTACATGCATTTTTTCGGAAGTAATCACAAATATGAAAAGGCTAAACAGATAGAATATAACGCCTATGCTATCGAGATGATGGATAAAATTTTGGATTTTATTGTCAACTACAGATGGGGGGGCTGAACGATGAGATACACCAAAAAAGAGATAGAGATTTGTCGAGAAATTGCTCGGTATTATCAGAAGCCAGTTAGGTTTGGGGATTGGTTTATTTGGAGTGATATTCCTCCAATAAATACTAATTCACCTAATTTAATTGATAGTTATCAGCTTGCCGATGATTTGAATGAAAGAAAAGAGAAAGATTGGTTTCCTCTCTGGACATTTGAAGATGCAAGAGAGTGGCTTTTTGAAAGGGGATGGAGATTAAATCAGCATTATGACGGATGGAGTTGCAGAGGGGGGCGAGTTCCACAAAAACCAGATATGGTAGGCTTGGAATTCTGGTCATATGAAAATGTTCTATTGCCAGCGTTTAACGGACGAGGCAAGACAGACCTTGAGGCAATACTCAAGGTGGTGCTGGCTGTATTAAAGGAGGAGAAATGAAAAGACTGAATCACTTTGTTTGTGAATGTGGAGCAGAAATATTTTTTAACGATATCACCAAGCTAGTTGTAAAAGAATGGATTAAACATCATAGACCTCACATGAAGAAATATTTAAAGTGTCGCTCTCTTAAAGAGGCTTATAAATTAATGGAGCAAACCAATGAGAGAGTTGAGTAAGGAGGAGCTTTGGGATGAATGTGCTCTGGCTTTTAATATGGCATTGGAAAAAGCAAGCCGGGCATATCATTGGCGGTATGAGAGAATTCATCAAGCTAAAAAGCAAATACGCCAGCTAATAGAAAATCAGCCAGGGGTGGATGAAGAGTTTATTGAGAAATGGATTGATAAATTAGGAGTTAAAGTTAGACAACGATGGAATGATGATTATTATGTTAATCCGTCAAAAGAAGATTTAAAACAAATGCTTAAAGAGGCTGGCATAAGGATAAAGGGGGAAGAATGAAATTAAATGAGATTAAAATAGGTCAATTTTTTACAATTGGTGATACTCCGAGCTATCCAAAGTTAAGAACAAGTTATGGTTATATTGATGTGAGGGATGAAATCAAAAAAGAATGTGATGAGCTTCCCTGGGGTTTGAAGGAAAGGTAAATGACTACAACAAGCAGAAGAAAAGCAACGGCCTTTCAACGCTGGATTCAGGAATGGCTTGAAGCTAGGAGCTGGCTTGTACATAATGAAGAGATTGGAGGCAGGTTCAAAGCTCAGAGAGATATATTCGGCTGTATAGACCTCATAGCAAAAAAGAGAAGCACGACGCTCTGGATTCAAGCTAAGGCTGGCAGCAGACCAGCAATCAAGCCAATAAGGGAGAAGTTTAGCAAAGTACCATGGACTGAGAACGATTTACCGATGCTCTGGATTAAGAGAAGCAGAGAAAAAATTGATATCTATCTATTTGACGGAGATAAATTTATTAAAGCTGCAAATCTGGTTAAGAAAGATACCGAAATTATGCTTAGTTTCGCTGTCAACGCTCGTAGGATAAAAGTTTTATCTTGAATGAATATAAAAATATTAAGGAGGTTGAATCATGATTAAAAACGGCGTAAATAAAACGATTTCAATATTCAAGATATTAATTAAAATCATCATTTTTATTATCAATTTGATAATAATCTCTTTGATGATGATTTTATTATTGCCGTTCTTGATTGGTGCGAAAATTATTGAATGTTCTAAGCCGAGGAATACGCTATGGCTGTAGAAAGATTCAGTAAGACTGGACTGGCTCTTTTGATGCTGGCTATAGGCTTTTTTCTCGGCCTTGCTGTCGGTTTTATTGGAGCATACCATGGGTCTAATTTTTGGTATAGTGAACTTCAGAAAGAGAACAAGCAGGTTGAGGAAAGAATCAACCAGCTTGAGAAAGAGAAGCTAGAAGCACTTGAAAGAGCTATTAGAATATACCAGCAAGACCTAGAGGACATTTGGCCTGAAGAAAAATGAAGATACTAGTCGCACTTAGTCTATTATTTTTCATAGCTTGGGTATGGCTCTGTATAGCCAAGATGGAAGATGATATGAGATTTAGAATTTTTAGAAAGAAAAAAAGGAGGGAAAATGAGATTTACTAAAAAAGAGATAGCTTTATGCAAAGAAATTGCTCATTACTATCGAAAACCAATAGGATTTGGAGATTTTTTCTTGGATACAGATTTAAGAAAACCAGAAGTAGAATGCTGTGTAGACCCTTCAATTAGTGATAGATATAGTAAATATCTTCCCTTTATTCCTCTCTGGACATTTGAAGACGCAAGAAAATGGCTAGGGGAAAGAGACAAATTTGGAATCTTAATTCTCCGTTATCAGGTAATTTTAAGAAAAAAACACAAAGAGTGTTTAGCAACAGTATATGAGAAAGATAAATATTATGAAGCTGAAGGTCAAACGCCGCTTGAAGCGATGCTCAAGGTGGTGCTGGCTGTGCTAGAGGAAGAAAATGGGAAAAATTAAGCCTGCTATTTTATTTATTCTAGAAAATTCCGATGATTTGTTTATAGACGTATCTTTCATGAATAACTGGCGAAAAGAACATCCATTTAATGAATTATGGTTATATGTTGGATTGGTCTTAGGATTTGGCAGGAATGTTTTTGTTTTCGATAAAAACTCTTGTGAATTTTTTGAAAGGAGGTGAGAATAATGGGATTAGAAGCAATAGTTGCACTAGTCGTTGCTCTGACTCAGACAATAAAGAGCTGGATTAAGAATTGGTTCAACATCTCAGACGAGAACTGGCGTGGCTGGTATTCAGTGCTATTGTCATTTTTCGTTGCTCTTGGTGTTGCAATTTATTCAGCTCTGAAAACAGGCTATGGCCTAAACTTCAATGTGTTCTTGGTAGCAGTAGCAGCTTGGGCACTTGCCAATGGTGCTAAGAAAGTGCTGAACTCAGTCAGAAAGTCAGAGTAAAAGGCTGGTAATAAGGGTTCGTCGTTTATAGGTTCAGATATATAAATATATTATCAAGCGTATAAATGAATGATAACGGACGTCCTATGAAGGAGAAAAAATGAGAAATCGAAAAATCATTGAGAAGAGATTTCATAGTTCTCAAAAGACTGAAGATGGCATAAGCGATAGAGGCGTATATTTTCTTATTGATATCATTGAAAATCAAAAATTGCTTTTAGAGATTTTATTAGATATTAGAGATATTATGAAGAGGAACAATGGCAAAGATAAAATTCTATATAATTAGTTGTTCAGCAATGGGTGATATTGACGTACGGAAGCTTTATGTTTGGGGAGAATGGCGTCATAACACTTGGTTGCCAAAAACTGAACGTGAAGCAAGAGAAAGGATAAAGTTATGCAAAGAAAAATATTATTGTGAATATTGTGACGCAGAGATTCATAAAATAACGATAGAGAGAACCGAAAAAACGTTTAAACAAATCAAATAAAGGAGGAAAATATGAATACTCAGCCAAGCGACTTTGACTTGGATTTCAGGGTGGGTAAAATTGCTGAAAAGAAGCTTGAAAGAATACTCAGAGGTTCAAAGATAGAGGTTAAGTATGATAGATTGGCAAAAACAACTGGCAACATATTCTTTGAAAGCCACTACAAAGGCGAAAAAAGCAGAAGCAGCGTATTTACTACGACTGCTGAATGGTTTGCTGTTATTCTAGCAGAAAACGGCACGATTCTCATATTCAGAACTGAGCAGCTCCGAGAGAGAATCATCAAGCTCTATATGCAGGGAAAAGCAATCAAGACATACGGCGGTGATAATGATGATTCTCTCGGTTTTCTGATAAGAATCGGAGACCTGTTCAGAAGATAAGACTTGACAAAAGCATTATCAAAATATTAATTTATCTGTAGACCAATGCCGTCTACAGAACCAACATTCGTAGAAAATCTCAGAAAAAAATCTATAAAATATCTCTGGCATCTTCTCGGCGTGCCGTATCTCTGGGGGGGAGATGACCCGATTGCTGGCTTCGACTGCTCTGGCTTGATTCATGAAGTGCTGCAATCAGTCGGGCTTGAGCTGCATGATGCGGATTCGACAGCACATGATTTATATCTGAGACTCATAGATTACAAAGTAGACAAGCCGTATGCTGGTTGTCTTGTTTTCTGGTTCAGAGACGGCAGAGCCATTCACGTTGAAATGTTAATCGATGACTCTTTGGTCATTGGTTCATCCGGCGGTAGTTCATCGGTCAAATCGTTGAGAGATGCCATCAGACAGAATGCTTTCGTGAAGATGAGGCCGCTTTATTATCGGGGAGAGAACTTCAAAATAATTGACCCATTCTTGAGTTTATTAAAATGAAAGATATGATTAAGTTTCTTTTAGAGCTGTTCAAATTGAGCCGAAAACTCGTATCAATCTATAGAAAAGAGAAAAATGCAAGAAAGAAGAAGAAAATCCGTAAAGCTATTATCAAGCGTGATATTGATACTTTGCGTCATCTCATTCTTGGTAAATAGCTGTCATTACGAGCCGTCGCTGTATCCAGTGAAAGACGTGTTACGTCCTAGTGAAGATGTGAAAATCATTGCAGTAACAGAAGATGGTAACATCGTGGTCAATAATGCCTTCATGCTTTGGGTAGAAGACCTGAAGCAAGAGATAATCAGATTGAGAAGAGAATTAGAGAAATGCAAAGAGGAGGATTAATATGCCGTATGAACCAACGACTTTCTATGGACTTATTGGTTTAGTTATTGTCAATTTATCAGCAATTATCAATTCAGCTCTAAAAGAGAGAAAGAGAAACAGAAGCCAGAAGAAAAACGGTGCGTCTATTGAAGAAGTAAAAAAGTTGACAAAGAATATTGATACAAAAGTCGATGACTTGAATATCAACATGGCTCAACTTAGTACTGAGGTTAAGGGCATCAAGAATAACTGCCGTCAAACGACAAGAAGGTTTGAGAAAGGCATCAATGAGAATCGCAGAGACATTCTTGAAGTCGTGAAGGCGGCGAAAAAATCATAAAAGGAGGTCATCGAAAGAGATGTTGAAAGAGCCGGAATTTAAGAAAGTGAGATTCGGACAAATTAAACCGTGGGAAAAGAATCCCAGAAATATCAAGAAAGAAAAATTAGAGAAACTTGCGAAGAGCATCAAAGAAAAGGGTTTGTTTCAGACCCTCACATGCTGGAAAGAAGACTCTTTTTATATCACTGGCGGTGGCAATATGCGTTGGCATGCGATGAAGCATATCTTGAAATGGCCTGAAGAGAGAGATATATGGATAAGCCTCAATTTTCCGGAGAATGAGAAAGAGAAGATTGAACTCTCTCTGCTTGATAACATGAGATTCGGTCAATATATCGAACAAGAACTGGCGGAGCTCGTCTACCCGTATATAGAAGAGATTGAATTGGAAGATTATAACGTAGACCTGACAGAGCCGTGGATGGATTTAAAGCAGATAATCGAACGAGTTGGACCGGATATAGACCCAAATCAAGAATGGCAGGGGATGCCGGAGTTTTCTGATAGAGGTGAAGCGGTGAAGAGTTTGCTTGTTCATTTCAAGACTGAAGAAGATATTAAGAAATTCTCTAAATTGGTTGAGCAAGAGATTACGGAAAAAACCAAATACATCTGGTTCCCGGAGAGGAAAAGGCAAAATTATAAAGATGAGGTATGCATTGATGCTTCCTAAATATCCGATTTATATCATCTCAAAAGGCAGATGGAAATCCCGATATACGAGTAAAGCACTTGAGAGAATGGATGCTCCTTATCATATCGTTATTGAACCGCAGGAATATGATAATTATGCCGCAGTGATTGACCCAAAGAAGATTCTAACACTTCCGTTTAGCAATCTCGGTCAAGGCTCAATTCCTGCTCGGAATTGGGTCTGGGAACATTCAATTTCAATAGGTGCAGAAAGACATTGGATTCTGGATGACAATATAAGGGCATTCAGGAGATTGCATAAAAATAAAAGAATTAAGGTATTGACAGGGACATTTTTCAAGGTGATGGAAGATTTCGTTGAGCGATATGAGAACGTTGCTTTAGCCGGGCCTGATTATACTTTTATGGGGAGGAAACAACCGACGAGAAAAGAGAACAAGCCTTTTATTCTGAATACTCGGATTTATTCTTGCATCTTGATAAAGAACGACATCCCTTATCGCTGGCGAGGAAGATATAACGAAGATACGGATTTATCATTGAGAGCTTTAAAAGATGGTTGGTGCACGATTCTCTTTTATATCTTCACACAAGATAAAATGCGGACAATGATAATGAAGGGCGGTAATACGGATGAACTCTATAAACGAGATGAGAAGTTTGACGGAAGATTAGAAATGGCTCGTTCTCTTCAACGGCAGCATCCGGATGTTACTAAAATATCTTGGAAATGGGGGAGATGGCAGCATCAAGTCGATTATCGTCCATTCAAACATAATAAATTGAAAAAGAGAAAAGGCGTCAAAATTCCTAAAAGCGTGAATGATTATGGGATGATATTTGCTAAAAAGGCTGGCTCTAAATTCGTCCCGATATCATTATAACGGAGAAGATTAATCATGACAGAGAAAAAAAATAAAAAGGGGAGACCATCTGTATTCAAAGAGGAATATATAGAGGAAACGAGAAAACTTGCGACTCTGGGCGTTAATGAAGAAGACATCGCATGGTTCTTTGGCATCCATCCAAACACATTCAAGAACTGGAAAAAACAGCATCTTCATTTATTGTCCGCATTAAAAAAGGGCAAAGCAGATAGAAATGTCAGCTTGATGAAAGCGATGTTTGAGAATGCTACAAGACGGCATAATGCATCAGTCCAGATATTCTTAGCAAAGAATTGGCTCGGTATGACAGACCGTCAAGAGATGCTCCATACTGGAGACGAGAAGAAGCCAGTCAGATTGATACTTGAGAACAATGCAAATTCAAAAGATTGAATATAAAGAAGTCCGTTTATACGCACATCAATCGACGGCATTAAACTGCAAGAATAGATTCATCGGCCTCATTGGCGGCACTGGTGGTGGGAAAACATATACTGGGCCATGGTGGTTATTTTCTGAGATAGAGAAATATCCGAGAGATGAGTATCTTGTCGTAGCTCCGACATATAAGATGTTGATGAGGACGACAGTGCCAGCGTTGAGAGATTCTTTTAGGAATACAGATTTAGAGGGTGAATATAAGCCGAGTTATAATGTGTATCTACTGCCGACTGGTGGCAAGATATGGTTTGGTACTGCAGATAGGCCAGAATCGCTAGAAGCTGGACAATATAGAGCAGCTTGGCTTGATGAAGCTGGTCAGATGAAATACATGGCATGGGTGGCTATTCAGGCTCGTCTTGGCATGAAAGAAGGTAGAGCATTGCTCACAACAACTCCATACGGCTTGAACTGGTTGTATCATGAATTCTATCTTCATTGGAAAAAGGGTGACCCCAATTATATGGTGATAAATTTCAAATCGATAGATAATCCGTATTATCCGGAAAGAGAGTTTGAGAGAGCGAAAAAAGACCTATCAGAGAGATTATTTGATATGAGATATAAGGGTCAATTCAGAAAGATGGAGGGTCTTATCTACCCAGACTTTGACTCAAATAATATCGTTGAAGAAGAGTTTGAAATACCAGATGACTGGCTCAAGCTCGGCGGCACAGATTTCGGCTTCAATAATCCTCATGCCAATGAGAAGGGTGCTCTCTCTCCTGATGATGTGCTTTATATCTATGATGAACTCTATGTCTCCCATATGTTGTTGAAAGATATAGCGAAACACATGAAAGATATCACCTATTTCGGTGACCCAAGCGGAAAGAGAGAGATTGAAGAACTCAGAGGAATGAAGATTGATATCCATAGCGGCGACAATGATATCCAGAAAGGCATTGAAGCTGTCAATGCAAGAATCAGAACGAATAGATTGAAGGTATTCAAAAAAAAATGCCCAAATCTTCTCGACGAGATTGAGACATATCATTATCAGACTGGCACAGAGAAGCCGTATAAAGAAAATGACCATGCTGTTGATGCATTGAGACAATTGATTCTGGCTCTTGATAAAAGAAGACATAAGAAGGGAAGAGTACATTTTATTGGCATAAACAAAGGGTCAGAAAAAGAGAAAGAGAAAGAATCAGAACAAAAGAAAAGGGAGGTGACGTATGTCAGAAAAGGCAAAATCTTCTACCCGTGGTAAAGCGAAGCTTGGCAAGGTTCATTATATAAAGACCAATAGAGGATTGTTCCCATTTTCGATATTACAGAAAGCAGAGAAACGCACTTCTAAACAGCTCAAAGAAGAACAGAGGTTTCTTTCAGATAAAGGTTTGAAGCCGTTGCCATTCAATGTGAATGGTCTTCTTATTCTGCAGGAGAACTGCTCTTATTTCGATTCATGTGTTCGTCAAATCGGTAAAGATGTCGTTGGTCCAGGATGGATGCTTACAGAAGCGAGAGAAGAGGTTAATGCGAGAGAAATTGAGGAACAGAAAAAGAAAACAAGTGAATTTTTAGAAGACCCGAACGATGAAGAAGAAGAAGCGATTGAAGATATCATTGAGAAATGTATTGTTGATTGGGGTGTTACTGGTTGGTTCACCATCGAAGTGAGCAGAGACCCAGTGACGAAAGAAGTCAATGGGCTCTGGCATATACCAGCACATACCATCCGGATTCATCAGAATAAAAAATTGTTCTGTCAGATTAGAGAGAATAAATATCGTTGGTTCAAGAAAATCGGTATAGAGGAGAATTATGATGCTGATACCGGTGAGCCAGTATCTTCAAAGACAGATAAGAATCTTGCAAATGAGATAATCTATTATAGAAATTATTATCCAAAGAGTTCATATTATGGAGCTCCGAATGTTCTTGGCTCTATCGGAGCTGTTAGGGGAATCATCAGCATCAGAGATTATAATCTATCATTTTTTGATAATTATGGAGTGCCAGCAGCTATCGTGACGCTTGAGGGTGATTGGGAAGAAAATTCAATGAAGTATATCAATAATTTTCTTGATGTAGAAATCAAAGGCTCAAATAATGCTCATAAGACTCTTGTGTTGGAGCTGCCGACTGGTGGAACTCTGACTTGGAAGCCGCTTTCAGTCGACGTGAAAGAAGGTTCATTTACCATATATTATAAGCAGTCAAGAGATGAAATCCTCAGTGCTTATAAGATGCCACCATATAGAATTGGCATCGCAGAGTCTGGTTCGCTCGGTGGCTCTACGGCGAAAGAGATGACCCCGATATACATCAATTCTACAATCGCACCACTGCAGAAAGCTGTTAATAGGATATTAACGAAGAGCATTATCCATAATGGTTTGAATTGTGAAGATATCAATTTTCAATTCAATAAGATTGATACGAGAGATTTAGATGCAGAAGTGAAACGCTGGCAGACACTCTTCAGTGTCGGAGCAATCAACGTGAATTTTATCAGAGACAAGCTGAATCTTGAGAAGGTAGACCATGGCGACGATTATTATATCGCATCGAATTACTTGCCCGTTGGGGAAGAGAGTATCACAAGAAGAGAAGCAACCATTGAGGAGCTTCATGCCAAAGTCAATGAAATAATTGATGAATATAAAAAATCAAAGAAAGGAGAGTGATATGCCGCTTGTTATCTATTTCAAAAGGCCAGAGATATCATTGATTGTCAAGGGTGACCTGAATGAGAGGAGAAAGAAAGCCATTGCGCAGGCGTTTGGTAAGGCATTAGAATTCGACAGCATCGAAGGCAACCATAAGATACTTATACCGGTAAATGATGATACGAACATCACCTACATCAGCACCATGACCGATGAAGAATTTGAAGATTTGAAGAAGCAGAGAGAAGCACAGAGAGCAGCGAAGAAGGCCAGAATGCCGATTATCGAACGGCCTCAGATGATAATCCCGACAACGAAAAAGAAGCATTAATGAGATGGATTTATTAGAGACGCTGAAAGATACGATGAAAGATATAGTAGAGAAATCTAAAAAAAGAACGTTCACCAATACCAGACGATTGAGGCGATTAAATGAGAGAAGATTGATACCAAAGATAAATGAATTTATGAAATATATGAAAAAAGAATTACAGAGAGGTTTGATAAGAGTGAAGACAAGAAAGCCGGAGACATTCACAGAGCAGCTTGCTGATTGGGATGCTATCATAGAAGAAGGCAAAAGAATCTTGAAGCCAGAGCTGTTGAAGATTCTAGCTGAAGGCGGCAAAGCTGTAGTTGAGAGAAAGGTCATAAAACAAGAGCTTGAACCACGTTTCGACATTCTCGGCGTTCCAGCAGTCAAATGGGCTGAAAAACATACAGCTAAGCTTGTGACTGAAGTCATTGAAGAGACGAAAAAAGCGATACGACAAGAAGTTAAGGCCGGCGTCAATTACGGCAAGAGCATTCAGAAGATTGCAAAAGAATTGAGACCGATTGTCGGATTGACATCTAAACAAGCTGGAGCTGTATCAAAATACAGATTGTTATTAGAAGAGCAGGCACTGCCAGAGCAGAGGATTGCCTCATTGGTAGAGAGATATGCAAATAGGCTGCATAGGTTCAGAACTCAGATGATTGCCAGAACGGAGACAGCATCAGCACTCAGTGAAGGCACTCTGCAGGGCTTTGGCCAGATTGGAATCAAGAGAGTTCAGGGTGTCGCAGATGAAGAAGCTTGTGAGTATTGTCTAGAGAATATAGATGGTAAAATCTATACTCTTGATGAAGCTTCTGGCTTAATACCAGCTCACCCGCAGTGTGAATGCTGTTGGGTAGCAGCATCATGAAAAATTAGGAGGTGAAAAATGCCTTATAAATTTAATCCGATAACAGGGAAAATGGACTATTATGAGCCAGCAGAGGCAGCCGCCGTCACAGAAGATGCAATCCAATTCTTAGATAATTTTGACGACAACTCGATTTTCTGGGCTTGGTGGCAGCTTGCAAAGAATGGTTCAATAAGCGAATCGGGAGATGTCTGTACTTTATCGGTAGCAGATGGCATTGATGGCTACTGGGATAACGGAGCTAACAATTGTCCAAGACTCGTGATTGGAGCACCCGGATGCCCATTTATTTATGAAGTTAAGCTTAATTCTTATACGGTAAATGACTTCACTATGGCTGGATTATTCATTAGCTCATACGTAGACGCAAACGCCGGCGCTTACACATTCATGTTTGGTAGAACGAAAGACAGCAACCAGCCTATTGATGGGCTTGCCAGCTACTTTAATAATAACTATCCGACAAGCAATGCAGTGACTACGCTCCCGATATATCTGAGAATGAAAGTTGATATTTTCTGTCTTCAAGGCAATGTTTACACAGAGTACAGTACAGACGCTTCTTTGCAAAGAATGTAAATCCAAACTTTAATGCGATTTCAGCTCCGTTCGATTATTTCAGGATGTATCGGTCATTCGGGCCGACGTCATAAAATCAGGAGGCAAAAATGACTAAATCAACAATACCGTTTCATGTCAGTTCTGGACAATATGCAATCAGGATGACCTTTATTCAGATTGGGAATGAATGGTATCCAGAATATATCGGTGAATTCGCTCCATGTGACCAGAATAGAATATTGCAACCGGTTTGCAGAATTACGAAAATATCTTACGACGGGAACGGTAATCCCTTGAGCATTTTATATGCAAACGGCTGTGCTAAGTTCAACAAGATATGGGCTAACGCAGCGACTTACACTTATTGATGGTTCAAGTAGCTGAGAGGCTGTGTCCGAAATGCAACGGCAAGATGATTATACTGCCGGCGTGTTGCGCTATAAGACGCAGGGGCTTTCGGAAGATGCTCAAGTGTCCACGTTCCGGGTGTGGGCATAAAGAGGGCTACAAGGAGAGCAAATAATGAGAATAGAAGAAATAACAGCGAATAAATTGAAAGATGCATCAGATAAAGAATTATATAGCTTGAGGCTCAGATTCGTACAATTGTATAACAAGAATTTTAAAGATAATAGAAAAACGAAGGTCGGTGTTCTCATGAGAAGTGATTTTCTGCGTAGATATAAGCTGTTGATGAAAGAGATGAAGGACAGAAATCTGACCCATGCAAAGGTCACCGATATCGATATTGAGGTATTCAAAAAAGCAATGTTCGGCGGGCTTGATGTCAGCACTCTCGGTGATGTTGTCATTATAGAGAATTATCTTTCAATTGCTGGTTCATTCGTCAAGTCACCAACCGAAGCGAAAGATATTGATATTATAATACGAGATAGTTCTTCAAATAGAGATGAAGGACTGGAGTTGAAGATTGGTAGATTGATTGAGAAAGAGACGGAGAAGCTGCCGCATTTTATTTATTCTCCGAGAGGTCCGCACAGCTCTTATATACCGCTTTTCGATTTGGTGTTGAGAAGCAAAGAAGAGACAAAGAGAATCAAAATCAGAGAGAATAAGAAGATAGAAAAACAATCCGTTGAATATTTCACATCTCTTGATAATTGGGATGAAGCTCTTCTTTTTGATAATTATGAAGTGGTCAAGCGTCTTGGTGATGGTTCGGTGCTTGATTTGGGATGCGGTACGGGTCGGTTGATTAAACTGCTTGAGCAGTCAGGTAGAAAGGTAAGCGGTATTGATAATAGTGATGAAGCATTGAGATTCTGTAAAAAGAAAGTTCTATCGGTCATCAAGCTGGATTTAGAGAGAGAGAAGCTGCCGTTTGATGATGAAAGTTGGGATAATGTCATCGCTGTTCATTCTCTTGAACATATCAAAAACACAGATAATACAATCAATGAAGCTGTCAGAGTAGCAAAGAAAATGGTCGTCTTTCTCGTACCGCTTGGCAAGCGTCAAGACCTCACCCATGTCCATGAATTCAAGAAGATTGACGATTTCAAAAGACTCTTTAAAGATGATGGTTTTTCTTTCATTCATCTAGAAGATACGAACTCTGCTATAGCTGAATTAGATAAAGAGAAGATGAAGAAAACCGCATTGACACCGATGGGAAGATTTGACCCACCGAAGCCGACGATGGCTGGACTCACGGAAGCGTTCTCGGTTGAAGAAATCTGGAACTGGGCGAAAGACAGAGAGCTTGTTGCAGAGCCGAAGTTGAACGGCATCAGAGTCGTACTCTGCAAACAAGGAGATAGAATCAAAGTACTCACAGAATCAAGAAAAGATAGGTCAAAGAGTTTTCCTCAAATCGTAGAGCAGCTGAAGAAGATAAAAGACGATTTCATCCTTGATAGTTCTCTCGGTATAGAGAGAAGCGGAAAGCCGTTACCGAGAGTGAAATTGATGACATTGATGGCTAAGAAGCCAGAGCTTGAAGAGAATGATGTAGTCATGTTCACCGTATTCGATATGCCATATTTGAATGAAGACCTGCATGAGAAGCCGTTCATAGAGAGAAGAAAAAAGTTAGAATCTTTCTTCAATAAATATCTGAAGAAATCAAAGAATTTTGATATTACAGAATATAAGAGGGTAAACAATAGAGCAGAGTTAGAAGCTGCGTTTAAAAAGTTTGCTAAATACCCACAATCTGAGGGCATCGTCGTTAAAGATATAAACAGCACATGGTCAATCGACGGCAGAGAGTCCGGTTGGGCTAAACTCAAAATCGAGGCAGAGATTAAGGTCATTGTGCTGAAAGTGAACAAAACTTCCGGCGGCTATAACTACAGATGCGGAGTCCTTAAAGGAGATTCAGATTTTGAGAATATGGTCAGGATTGGTGATATGGAGGTCATTGACCTCGGCAAGACTTACAACACAAAATTGAGAGCAAAGGTTGGTGATATCATCACGGTAGCCGTTGAGGAAATCATACCACATGACAGCGAACTCTCATGGCTTGGGGCGAGAGTAATAGATATTGACCCAGAGAGGAAAGAACCTTATTTTGCTAATCAGATTATCACCATAGCAAGAAACGCTAATATACTGCAGAAAGCGAATTTCACCTGTGAATGTATAGAATGCGGTCATATAGAAGAAACTGACACTCATTGCAAAGAACTTAAATGTCCAAAATGCGGTGGTCAGATGCGTCGAAAAGAGAGACCCGGCCCCGGACAGCCAGCAGTCAAAGCAGATGATGAAGGTACAATCGGTCAATATGGCAATATCGATTTCAAGCTTGGTGACAAAGGTCGTGGCATTGCACAGATTCATATTATGGGCTTGAAAGAAGAAGAAGCTAAAAGACTCAAAACGAATGAAAGCCGGGTCTTGATGGCAAGAGCTAATATCGATACATTGAAGAGAATGCTGAAATCACTAATCGGTGAGCAGGGTGCTCATATAGATATAAGACTTCAGCGTTCTGGTGATAAATACTGGGAGGGTGGAGAAATAATGATTGGTAATATCAGCGGCCTGACGAAGCTGTTGCAGAAAGGCAAGAAGCTGCGGTTCGGTTGGAAGCAGTCGAGAGTTGAAGAACCTAAGATATCGGTGATAAGGGGGCCGATGTCGTGGTTTGAAGCTGGCTCTAGAAGCATCAAGCTGTTCAAGCCAGGTGAGGTCGGTGCGACTGCTAATATGTATGCTGCGATGATACGGATAGATTCATTCAACTGGGAGCTATACAAAGCCGACGAGCACGCAAAGAAGCTGCATGTCACAGACTCCAGGTTATTCAACGGCAACTGGCTCTTTGCATTTGTGCCTATCGGCGAGAAAGAAAGGGTCTGGATGATGAGCAAGCTCAAAGATGATGACCATAAAGAAGAAGCAGAGAAAAGCAAACACAGTAGAGAAAAATGTATGCAGTGCTCTAAACCACCCATTTATGAGGTTCTCTGGGCTGAGGGCATGGCTCATGCATGGTTCTGTGAAGAACATTTTAGAAAATGGATAAGCCCGGATAATAAAGAACATTCCGGGGGATTTGACGACATCGATTCTGTGAAAGAAGTACAGAATGGAGAAGCTGCGAAACGTTTCAAAGATAATATAAATCCAAATATAAAAGATAAACTAAAAAAAGAGCTTCTTAAATCTAAGTCTTTTGGTTTGAAAATTTTAAAGATTGATAAGAAGAAGCATTTAGTAGGCGGCGTTGTCTATGAGCCAGATGCGATAGATTCTCAAGGTGATTATACGGATGCAGAAGAGATAGAAAAAGCAATCGAAAGATTCATGGAGAAATATTCAAAAGACCCAAAAAGAATACGGGTCAACCATAAAAGCAAGAGCTATTATTTCCCGATTATAGAGTGCTTTCAGCCGGAGACGGATATTAAAAAAGGCGGTAAGATTGTCAAAGCTGGTTCTTGGTGGCTCATGGTCAAAGTTACTGATGATGATATCTGGTCAATGATTGAATCAGGTAAATTGACCGGCTTCTCTATGGGTGGAAGAGCTTCAGAAGCAAAATAGCCTTGACAAAGTAAATGATTGCTTTGTATATTATTATCAAATGAGATTGAGAGATTGAAACTGATGAATAAGGAAATACTTATTTTGCCATGCTCAGTGTTCAAGGCTTTCAATGCTCATTATGTCTCTGAATGCCTCATTTGAGACAGATAACCAAGAGGGGATTCAAGCTCATATTTCAATAAGACGGAGGTCTTTAGGAGACAGACCATGCCGAGAAAATTGAAAGATATTGATGTAGCAGAAATCTCACTCGTAGATAATGCTGCTAATCAATTGAAATTTTTTATCTTAAAACGGAGGCAACAAATGGATGAATTCATCAAACTTCTGAAATCTTTCATGGGTGAAGATGATGAAGAATTTAAGCTGAGTGAAGAAGATATTGCAAAGGCTGAAAAGCTTGATGAAAAAGCAATCAAAGCTATTCAGGGGGCTTTGAATATCTTGAATAAGTACAAAGACGTATACCCGACGGATATATTAAAGGCGATTAAGACGCTGACAAAATATGCATCATACGGCTACAGTTACCCGGCGACTAAATCAGAAGATATTATTGAAGAACTTACTGATGTTGAAAAAGCTGGTAGAAAACTCTCAAAAGCTACGATTGAGCAGCTCAGGAAAGCATTAGAGATTATTCGGGGTCTAATCAAAGAGAAAGAAGACGACATCACCAAAGGTGAAAAGCTTCCGCCCGAGGTAGTTGAAAAATTAGAGAAGCTGGCTGAATACGAAAAAGCAGAGAAAGAAAGAATTGAGAAAGAACGAATAGAGAAAGAGAAAAAACAAGAAGAGTTTATAAAAGAGCTTAAAGAGAGAATTGAGAAACTTGAAAAGAGCAAAGGCATTAAAAAAAGCATTGATGGACAAGATGATGATGATAAAGATAAAGACAAAGGGGTAAAGTGGCCTTCACTCATTTCACAGGAGGATTAAACAATGAAAGATACGAAAGATTTGCTTTCCCGATTTAAAATCGGAAAGAGCTTCAATCTAATCTCTATGCCGCAGATTTCTTTGACTGAAGAAGAAGCTGATAGATTCCTCGATTATATAGTCGATGAGTCGGTGATGAAAAATTATGCAAGAATTATCAAGATGACCACACCGCAGAAGAATATTAGAGCCATTGGTTTTGGTTCTGGACGATTTCTTTATCCTGCTGACCAATTCAATGAGAGCAAATACAAAAAGCAGTGGACTCACAACAAGATTCGACTGAGCACAGAGAAAGCACGTGGTGCTATAGCCGTCTTTGACGACGACTTAGAAGATATCAGGGCGTTATCGAATGAAGATGATTATCTTGACCACTTGATGAAAATCGTTGCAAAAAAAATTGCCAATGAACTTGAAGAAGCTTATTATATCGGTGACACTCACGGCTTGAACAACTTCGCAGCTGATGACATCCGCAGCATGTGGGACGGTTGGCGGTATATAATCAACCACAGCCAAGTCGGACAGCAGTATTATAACTCAATCACCGGTGGAGCTCATATCAAAGACGCTTGTCTTTGTGAGAGCGGTGCTTCATGCCCAAGCGGTAAATCAGACCCAGACGCTGAATTCAATTTTCCCGGATTGATTGCTGAACAAGACCCGAATCCACCATATAACTGGGAATTCAAGTATCATCTGATGCTGAAGAACATGCCCTCTAAGTATAAGCTGAATAATGGGCTTGCCAATATGGTATTCATGAACTCTGATTTGGTAACGCAGGACTATATAGAAGCTTTAAGTCAAAGAGGAACAGCTTTGGGGGATGCGATTTTCACGGGCAAAGCTCCCACTACTTACGGCAAAGTTCCAATCGTTGATGTTCCGCTCATACCGACAAATCTCGGTCTCGACGCTGATGGCACTTACGGCTTATTGGGTGGCGGTGAGTATACTGATGTTTTGCTTACTCCGAAAAACAATCTCATCATCGGGCTGCAGAGAGACATCAAGATTGAGACTCAGAGAGTTCCAGCAGATGAGGCTACCTATGTATTCTATTCAATCAGAAGTGATGTGACTATTGAGAATGTGAACGCTGTCGTATTCTTGAGATGTCTTGAACATAGATGTTAAGAGATGAGGGCAAGAATCACTAACCACAGTTATAGGAATGTATTCCCGACGTGCTTAGGCAATCTTTTCATTCCGAGAGGTAAAGAGATAGAGCTTGACGATATACAAGCGATTAAAGAGATGAAGAGATTCCCGCAGATAGAAATTAAAGTCATAGAAAGCGAACCGATGGTTGATTACTCTGTCTATTCTATC